CTCATGTTGAACTGGCGCTCTGGTGCGCCAGCCTCGAGCCAGTTGATGGTCTGGATCAGGAGTTCCTTGTTCATTCCTTGTGGCTCCAGGGGTTGAAGTTGATGTCGAAGACGGGTTGCTCGGCCCACCGCTTGAGAGCGGCTGCTGCGGTCCTGGGACCGCAGTTGTCGGGGGCCAGGTCGGGGTCGAAGACCGGCAGCATCCACGGGAGGTCGTCGTAGTCCTCGGGATTGATCCCAAAATACTGGAGGGCCCGCTTCTGAATGGGGCCCCACTCGTCGTATTCGTTGGGCCTGGCACCGTCGAACTGTGCGGCCGCACCGGCGATGCAGCAGACCGAGCCACAGGAGTCGGTGTCCACCTTGGCCTGCTGCGAGAGGGCCAGCGCGTAGTAGCCGTCCCAAGTGTAATCTTTGTCAGCGACGTCGGTCTCGTCGATGGTGCGAAGCGAATACTTCATCGAGAAGATCATCTCGGGCGCACCCCGGTGCAGCCAGTCGATGACCTTGTTCAGATTTTCGAGGTTCATGCGTGATACTCCAGGACGTTCTCGGACAGCTTGCGCATGGACTCGACCAGCGGGTTCATGAACTCGACGTCGAGGCCCAAGGACCGACCCTCGTCGATCACGCGGCCCAGGGACGCGAGGAACTGCTCCTGCCGGATTTCCTTGGGGGTCTTCTGCGCGGCGACCCATTCGCGGGCATGCTCGAACAGCTTGAAGATCTCGTCCTCGGACTGGACATCTGGATAGATGGAGATCGCCGAATTGTAGTCCTGCGTGGTCCTCATCTCGACCTTGAGGCTATAGGGCTTCCCGCCGAGGAAGTTGACGAAGAAGGCGACCTCTGGGCGCATGAAGCCGCGCGAGGTCATGAGCGCCTCGATGGCGAGGCAGTTCTTGTAGATGTCGGAAGGTGTCATGTCTTGGTTTCCCAAATTAAAGGTTGAGTGAACCCAGCTTCACGCACTGGGTTTTGTGATCTCAATGATCGCGCAGATCACTCCTAGACCCCGGATCTGGTGGGCGCTCTCTATGGCGTGGCTTGCCGACGTTGCAGTTTTCGAGGGATGCAGGCCCCGGTCGTGGTCATGTCGTTTTCTCCTTGTTTGGACAGCACTCAGCACATGCAACGCACGACTCATCCCATCCAGAAGAGACCGAATCTCTTCCTCGCCGGTTGGCCAGAGGGTATTGGCGTAGCATAGGCTCAGGGCTGTGGGGGCGGAGCTATCGTATAACTCGGAGGCCCCGGAAAACACGTCACTCAAAAAAGTAGACTACACGTATTTCGGATTTTCAAATCTCTAACTTTTATATTTACTATCCTATAACTCTTCTTTCTTTCTATTACTTCTTTTCTTCTTTTCTTGTAAGCCACTTTTGAAGAAAGAAAAGAATCTATATATACCAGTATCTTAGCAGAAAAAGTAGCATACATAATGCTGCCGCGGAGGACACCCTCTGGCCAAATCTGCGCCCCCCGCGGACTTATACGATAACTCCTCAGCGATAGAACTTTGCGTTCTTGCCATACCGGCGCGCCAACGCTACCCTCCGGTTACGGTCCCGGCAGTGAGCGACCACCCACGGCCAGGCTTCCCAAACCACCACAATCAGGCAGCAGGCAAGGAACGCCCAAATGAGGGACAGTCGCCCATCCATGGTCATCTCGATCAGTTTTTCCATTCGACCGACTCCCTGGTCTTGAGATTGAAAATCGTGACGGTCGTGCCGAGCAACCTCGACGCGATCCGCGCTTCACGCATTGCGGCGGTGTGGCTGAGACCCGTCGCAAGGGTCTCACCATTGGCGATCAGGATGCACATCAGGAAACACTCCAAACGCGGCGAGACCCGCTACCCTTCGGGGTATGGGGCACACGGCGGGTGCCAGGCTTGGTCTGCACAGGAGCCTGACGCGGGGCCAGCGGCACGGGCACAGACCGCTTGAGGATCTCTGCCTGCAACCGGTTGGTCTGGTGCAAGATACGGTAAGCCCAGGCCTGAGCTTGTTCTTCAGGGGTCATTTTTGGAATCCTTGATTTCGAATTGAAACGAGAAAACACATACGAAAAGTTGTCCAAAACCCTTCGCGCGTTTACTTGCTTTTATCTTTAGAGTGCCAGCCTAGGCGCACGTATATAACCTACATGCGCGCACCTACATCACGTGACGTAGCGCGGCCGCATCGCGCGGATATATTGCGTGGGCAGGTGCGATGCCGCGCTGCGGCGATGCCGCGCTGCGCTGCGGCGATGCCGCGCTGCGCTGCGGCAATCAGATCCGGCCATGCCGCGATGCGGCATTGCCGCGCTGCGCTGCGGCGATGCCGCGCTGCGCTGCGGCAAGCGGAAACGCCGCGCGGCAATGCCGCGCGGCGTCAGGTAGGCCAGCGATATGGGGCGGCGCTTAGGCGGCGCGGCGTTCTTCCGCCGCCGCTTCCGCCTTGTCACGCGCCGCTTGCGCCTTGTCGCGCAAGATGCGCGCTTCCGTTTCAAGCGCGCGGCGCTTTGCCAGCGTTTCCGCGACGGCGCTTGCAAGCGCCGTCAATTCGGCGTCGGTCATATTGTCGCCATGCTTTGCCAGCGCCGCCAGCATTGCCGCCGCTTGCTTTGCCGCTTTGGCGCGCGGCGTCTTGTCGGCTTCCGCCGCTTCCGCTTCCGCCTTGTCGGCTTCCGCCGCTTCCGCCGCTTCCGCTTCCGTCATGACGGCGCGCTTTGCCAGCGCTTCCGCTTGCGCTTCCGTCTTGGCGCGCGCCCCGGCAAGCGCCGCCTTGCCGCCTTTGGCATAGGCCTCAAGATAGCCAAGAGAGTCTGCGCCAATGTCGCGCAGGAAACGCGCGACGGCTTCCACGGCGCTTTCCGCGCGCGCCGCTTCCGGCGTTTCCGCCGCCATATAAACGCCGCGCGCTTCCGCCAGCGCCGCCTTAGCGTCCACGTTAAGGCGCGTTGTCATGCCGGAAACGGTGGACAGGAAACGGTCACGCGACGTTTCCGGCACCCGCGCCGTGATAAGCGCGCTTTTCAGGGTGGCGGCGCTTTCCGCCATGCTGACCTTGCGGCCCGTTTCCGTCCAGTCTTGCCATGCCGCGATATTGGCGACGGCAAAGCCGACAAGCGCGTTGAAACGCGCGGCGTTGCCGATAGCGAATTGAGTCATAGCGTAAGCGGTCAATTCCATGTCTTTGGTCCTTTTCACGTTTCCCCCAATTTGGGGCTTTTCCTTGTTTCGCTCATACCTTCCCCGGTCCCCGCCTTGCCAGTCAGGCAAGGATAGGGCGGCGGTTCGGTTCGGTTCCCCCCCGCTAACGCGGCGCAAGGCGCGGCGTCTCGGGTCCGGTGCCCAAGGTGTCCACCATTTTTCACCTCGTTGCCAGCGATCCGGGCGCAATCATGCCAAGTCTCCGCGTGTGAAATTTTTGGAAATTCAGGTGAACCAAAGTGAACCGCTCCCCCAGTGCCTATGCTTCGCCAAGGCAATACTGGTGTTGATCTGGTAGGGAGTTGGGAGGGAGTTGGGAGGGAGCTGGTAGGGAGTCGGTAGGGAGTTGGGAGCTTGCAACAAGGGAGTATTTGTCTTAGACATAGACATCCGTTCCTTGATGGATCCTGCCAAAACTACTCAAGGGGCTCCGCTAGGAGCCCCTCTTTTTTACTTCCATCGTGAGCCACTTGGCTCGGGTCTCATACCAATCCCGATCGACGAAGGCGTGACCCCTCAGTCCGCAAGTATGAGGCACTCGTAGAAGGCTTCCTGAGCCCCGAGGCTGTTGGTCTGGATCACCAGGCGGAAGTTCTTCTCCTGCTGGAGCTCCCTCATCGCATTGCGGAAGGCCTTCGAGGTAACAGGCTTGGCATTCCCCGGCCCGAAGCAGAAGCTCCAATACTCGCTGAACAGTTTCGTCTCGGAGATGCGGCCCGACGTGCTCGATCTGAGCTTCGGACTCTCCTCGATAAAAAAACGGACGGAATTGTTCTCCTGTGCAATCTCGCGGATGAGTTGCTTATGGCTGTCGGGCAAGGTGTATTCACGCTTGTCGATCAGCCGCGGCATCGCCAGCACAGCCCACGCAGCAATGGCCTCACGCTCTTCGGCCACGATGATGTCGCCGATCCCCAGCTTGCGCTTCTCCGGTGCCACTGGCTTGTTGAACTCCAGGATCAGCCAACGCCGGTTGAAGCCCTCCGACGAGTCACTGGTCTTCGGCGTGTGGTTGGACGCGAACCAGTGGGTACACATGGGCCGGAAGTTGAAGATGTCGCGGCCCTTGTGCTGGCCAGACATCTCGGCTCCATCGACGATGTCCTTGAACCGCTGACCGTCGATGCGCTTGTTCTCCGACAACTCGCCGCACACGTTGATCAGCTTCTCGTTCATCTGCGTCGGCATGAACTTGTCTGCCCACTCGTTCGGCGGCACGAAGCTCTTCGCGTTGTCAGGGACCAAGGACTGCGCGATCGTCAGCACCTGGCTCTTGCCTGACTTGGCCACACCCTTGAGCAGGATCACCCGCTGCAACCTCGGGCCCATCCCGAAGAGCGTCACGCACAGGGCTTCCTGCAGCGCAGCCAACTTGGCGTGATAGTCAGCATCGTGGCCCCACGAGTCCTCGAGCAGCTGGAAGAACATCGGGCACTCCCCGGTCGATTCCGGCAGATAGCGGAAGGGGAGGGTGTAGGTCGACCCATAGTTCGGGTCGTGCGGCATGAGAACACGCTCTTCCGTCAGGTAGCCATTGGCGAAGTTGATGCCCTTCACGTCCTGCGACTTGATGCCCTTCTGCAGCCGCACCTTGATGATCTCGAGGATGCCCTTGTGGTCATTGGCCTTCTTCGCGGCAGGCAACTGGCCATAGTCGGACGAGATCTTCGACTTGACCTCACGCTCGTCCAGCACTTCCCAGTGCGATCCGGTCCACTTCCAGATCATGTTGTTGTGGTAGCGCAGTTCCCAGACCTCGGAGAGGTCAGCGATCACCGCCTCAGCGATCTGGCTATGGTCAGTGCCATCGAGTTCGCCCGACCGCAGTTCGCGCAGCCGGTTCCGCAAACTCGAGATCCGCAGATCGAGACCAGCCGTGTCGACCATGTACTGCATCAAGCGGTCTTCCTCGAGCCGGTTGATGTTCTGGCTGCGGGCGATCTTGTCCAGGATGGTGTCGACAGCCCGCGACCGTCCCGAGCTTTGCTCCGGGTGACGCTCGAACTCGTCGCGCAGGAAGTCGCGCATCTCTTCGAAGGACCACTCTTCGTGCTCCTTGTCGAACTGGAGCCCGAGCGATTCTTTATCCTCGGCCGTCAGGCCCTCGTCCCAGCCCTCGGGCAGCGCCTTCTTCTTGTCGAAGACGTCGCGGTGCAGGAACTTGATCATGTTGTCGACGTGCTTGTCGACTTCGACGGCATCGCCAGCGACGTTCTCGATGAACTCGGTGTGGTAGGACCGCAGCATGCCGATCGCTTCCTTGAGCGACCGCTCACCGCGCATGACGGCGAAGGCGAACAGACCGGCCTTCTCGGTCATCGACACATCGCGCGACCCCGACGAGACATAGTCCGTGACGCGGGTCCAACCAGAGTGGGACAGCTTGACACCATTGGCCTCAAGGGCCTGGCGCAGGATGCTCTCGATCGCAGTGTCCAAGATCGGCAGATTTCCGATCACCTGGAGCAGATCGACGTTGGCCTTGTAGGGCTGCTGGGTCTTGGGGTGGATGGACGGCGGCAACACGCACTGGGTCCGCTCCGACAGGAGTTCGCAGATCGACTCGCCCGACATGTTCTTGATACGGAACGTGCGCAGACCGGTGTATTTGAACGCCAGCACCATGCCCTTCTGGCCAATGCGCTGCCACGGCGAACGGGGCAAGAGGCTGGTGATGAGGTTGATCAGCGCCGGATCATCGGTGTCGATGTCGAGCATGACAACACCGGACTGCTTGCCCAAGACCATCCCGATGTTGCCCTCGGAATAGGAGTTGAGCCACTCGTTCTGGAGCTCGAGCTCGACCGGCATGTCGTGGAAGCGGGACCAGTCCAGCGGGACGGGGCGCTTTTCCTTGCGGTGCAGCGGGATGACCGGGATGCCACGAGCGTAGTAGGCGGGGGCGGTGGACGCGAAAATACCCATCAGATCTCTCCCTTCACGACCTTCTCGAGCCGCTGCATCACATCGGTGCGCTGGCCGGGGTCGAGGATGTCTTCCATGATGTCGAGGACGGTCTGGTGGAACGTCCCGATGGCCTTGAGCCCGACCGCGCGTTCCTGAAGACCCACCAACTTGTCCAAAAGCGACGTCGCGGTGCGGAAATACGACATCCGCTCGGCGTGATCTTCGATCGACAGGTTGTCCTTGGAGTCCTTCAGCTCGTCATAGAGCCGTCCGGTCTCGCGCTCGAGCTTCTCCCACTTGTCGCGTGGGGTCTCTGCGACCTCGGCCTTGCCACCCTGCAGCCCCGCCAAAACCACCCTGGTATCGGCCGAATAGGGACACTCCGGGTCGTTCAGGAGCCCCGGATCTTGCTCCAGAAGCTGCAAAGCAAGCCCCAGTTCGTCGTTCAGGTCGGGAAAAATCGCCATTTCGTCCTCATTTCTGCCGAATACCGGCATAATTAGGCGTTTCCCAAGACCGAACACAAGAAAAAAGTAGCGTTATACTATAGCTAATACTACTTGAACCACTGTTCACCACTGGTTTAATCTGCGCTCATGACGATTTATGCCCTGATTTTCTTCCTCTGGAATGCTGATGGGACCGTTGATCTTGAGATCAGACAGGTCAAAAGTTGCGTCCAGATCGAGAAAATCGACCCGGAAATCAGCGTCATGTGCGTGAGAATCACTGTTCCGAACCCCGGAGAGCCTGCGTGAACGACAAAATTGTCTCGATGGACCAGTTCAAGGTGCTGAAAAAGCAGGCCGAGGACGAGGATGACCGCGCTTGGAAGGACTCGGTCCTGAAAACGCTCGACGACATCAAGCTCCGCGTCGAATTCGGCGAGACTTCAGCGTTGATGATCGCCGAACTGTCGGACGAGGTCGGCCAGTGGCGCACCCACCTCCTCGGGCTGGGGGATTACGACCACTTCACCGTCGCGGGCATTCTCGAGATGACCAAGCTCCAGGTTCTCGACTCGGTCTACGATGAATGAGCACCTGAAAGAGCTTCTCGGTCGACTGCAGAACCGGTACTCGGTCGATTCTGTCGAGATGAGCATGGGCGAGTGGTTGTGCCAGAACACGCAGCTGCGTGGTCGCCCCTTCTCGTTCAAGCGATACCCCTTCCAGCGGGCGATCGCCGACGACCTCCACCCGAACATGGACGTCATCAAGCCGTCCCAGGTCGGTCTGTCTGAGATCCAGGTCCGCAAGGCCCTCGGCTTCATCGCGCGGAACCGTGGCACGACCCTGATCTTCACGATGCCGAACGAGAAGATGTTCGAGCGGATGTCGACGACGCGCATCCTGCCGATCGTCAAGGAAGAGAAGGTCTTCAATCTGGAGACCCGCTCTGGCGAGAAGCCGACGCGCAGCCGTGGTCTGATCCAGGTCGGCTCGAGCTTCATGTACGTCACTGGCATGACCGAGGGCGATGCGACCTCGATCTCGGCCGACGTGGTGATGAACGACGAAGTGGACCTATCGGACCAGCAGATGCTGGCCCTGTTCAACTCACGCCTGCAGAACTCCGACTGGAAGATCAACCAACGCTTCTCGACCCCGACGTTCAACAACTTCGGCGTGGACCAGGGCTACATGGTCTCCGATCAACAGGAGTACATGTGCCGCTGTGACGCCTGCAACCACTGGCAAATCCCCCTCTTCTCCCGTGCATTCGTTGATATACCTGGGCTCCCCGATGACCTGGAGCATCTTGCTGAGATCGACGAGACGCTCATCGACACCGGTCGCCTCGATCTGGTCAACGCCCAAGTCGTCTGCGAACGATGCCGCGCACCACTCGACCTTGGCCGCGAGGAGAATCGAGAATGGGTGGCCCAGTACCCTTCACGAACTCATGCTCGAGGTTACCGAGTCCGTCCGTTTTCTACCGACCGCCTTGGACCTGATTATATCATCGCGCAACTGCTGAAGTATCGGGCCCGCGACTACATGCGCGGCTGGTACAACACCGTGCTGGGCGAGGCCTTCACCGGCGGCAACGCCCGCCTGTCCGATACCGACATCAACCTGTGCTTCACCGCTCGGTCGATGACCCCCTTGGTCGAACGCAATGATCCAACATGGATCGGGATCGACATGGGTCAGACATGCCACCTGACGGTCGGGCAGGGGGACTCGGTCGAGACGCTGCACATCGTCGAGTTCCGCACCGTCCCGGTCGATGATCTGCTGAACGTGGTCCAGGAACTGCTGGGCACCTACAACGTGATCGGCGGCGGGGTCGACCGCCATCCTTACACCCCAACCGCCGAGGCGCTCTGGACCATCAGCCAGGGCCGTATCCTGCCGGTCGAGTATCGGGGGCAAAAGGAGTTCAACCTCATAAGGGATGAACTTGATCTGGAGATCATCAAGTACGCACAGGCGAACCGCACCTCTCTGCTCGATGAGGTCGCCCGTCTGGTTCGCCAGCACCGGTTCCGCTTCTCGGGCTACGGGCAGCAGAAGACCACGATCACCGAACACCTGAAGGACATGGTCCGGGACGAGAACCCGGAGAAGCCTGCCTCATGGGTCAAGCTCACTGGGAACGACCACTATTTCCACTCCCTGGCCTTCTTGGTCGCCGGTTTGAAGCTGAAAGAGTACGAACAAGGCAAGAATTCAGACCCGCGAAGCACTCTTTATGTAGAAGCCGCAAATATATCTGGTCTTGACAGTGGCCTCTTTGCTATAAACAGGAAGGCCAACCGCGGGATCTTTTGATGGCGACCAACTTCGCTTCAGTTCTGAAGGTACTTCTACCGAAGCGGAGCAATCCCGCCGGTATTGCTTTCACGAATACGTACAACCCGACCTCGACCGAGAACACGCTCTCGCTCCCGGCGTATCGGGATCACCTGACCGACGTCTTCACGTCGCGCTCGACCGACGACAGTCGAGTGCTGATGAAGTCGCTGTTCGTCCATGACCCCGATGTGTCGGCGGCGGTGAACGCCTTCCTGACCGTGGCGAACACCGATCCGGTCTTCGTCGCGAGGGATGTGAACGGGCTGATCGACCGCGAGGCCCAGAAGACGCTGAACTCGCTGCTGTTGGCTCTGACCACCCGCTTCGATTACTCGAAGGGGTTCGACTGGCGTCCGAACGTCCGTCAGATCTGCGAGAACATGCGCTACATGGTCCTGCTGCGCGGGGCTTTGGGCGAGGAACTCGTCGTCGACAAGGCAATGATGCCGACCGAGATCCGCCATGTCGACATGGCCAGCGTTGAATGGTTCGAAAAGACCCCGAGCAATTTCACGCCGCGCCAGAAACCGGCGAACTCGTCGGATTACATCGACCTGAACATCCCGACCTTCTTCGTGTCGTTCTACCGGCGCGACCCGACCTCGATCTACACCTTCTCGCCCTTCGTCTCGGCCATCAACACGGTCGCCGCCCGCCAGCAAGTGATCAACGACCTCTATCGGATCATGCAGCTGACCGGCTACCCCCGGCTCGAGATCACTGTGCTTGAGGAAGTGATCCGCAAGAACGCTCCCGCTTCGGTGAAGCAGGATGCCGAAAAGCTGGCCCAGTACATCAACACCCAGATCGGCCTGATCCGCAGCACGGTGGTCAATCTGCGGCCTGATCAAGCCTTCGTCCACACCGACTCGGTCGAGACGAAGATGCTGAACGATTCGAAGCCCGCGAATGCGATGAACATCGACTCGATCATCAGCACCCTGAATGCCCAGAACCAGGCCGCGCTGCGCAGCGTGGCGACGGTCCTCGGCCGGGGTGAGAGCGGTGTGAACACGGCGTCGGTCGAAGCTCGGATCTTCTCGATGAATGCCGAGGAAATCAATGAGCCGCTGGCTGAAGTCTGGTCTCAGATGATGACCATGCTGATCCGCCTGCACGGTCACGAGCAGTCGCACGTCACTTGCCGCTTCAAGCCTGTTGAACTGCGCCCCGCCCTCGAACTCGAACCGCAGCTGATGATCCGTTCATCTCGGCTGAAGTCTGACCTCTCTTTGGGAATCATCACTGATGATGAATATCATCTGGAAATGTACGGTCGCATTCGGCCCGACGACGCTCCCGAACTGTCTGCTTCTGGCTTCAATGATGGCAGCGCAGCGGATGTAGGTAACGCGCAGGACGTCTCCCCCAACTCTGACCCTCTCGGCCGGTCTCTCGCACCCCAGGGCAGCGAAGCCGCCAAAAGCAACTCCGTGAAGTAAGGACAACCCTCATGGCATTCCAGTTCTCTACCGCTTCCCGCAACGCCGCTCTCGACGCAATCGAGACGACCATCGGGACTGCTCCCACCCTCGAGATCCGCTCGGGCTCGGTTCCGGCCAACGCTGCTGCGGCCGACTCGGGCACCGTTCTGGCGACCCTCGTCCTGCCGTCCGACTGGCTGGCTGCGGCCTCTGGTGGCTCGAAGTCGCTGTCGGGCACCTGGCAGGATCTGTCGGCAGATGCCGCTGGGACCGCTGGTCACTTCCGCATCAAGGGTGCTGGCACGACCCACATCCAGGGCTCGATCACCGCGACCGGCGGGGGCGGCGACATGACCCTCGACAATACCTCGATCGCCTCGGGCCAACAGGTGGTCATCACCTCGTTCACGATCTCCGCTGGCGGCGCGTGAGTCCTGAACCATGTCGACCGGTTACTTCGCTCAGGTGACTGACGGCGTGGTTTCGGACGTGCGCCGCGTCACCGCAGAACGCATCGAACAGAACCCCGACCTCTACCCCGGCAACTGGGTAGAGGTTCTCGACATGAGCCAGTATCCGGCGCTCGGCTGGACCTGGACCGAAACCCTCGGCTTCCAGCCGCCTGATGAGGTTGTCATCGAATGACCAAGGCGACCGGGGGTACAGTCAGCTATGTGTGGGACGCCGGAAAACTCTGGCGGCTCCATAGATTTACGGCTGATGATACCCTCACGGTTACTGAAGGTGGGGCTGACGTCGAGTACTTCCTAGTCGCTGGCGGCGGTTCGGGCGGCAGGACCAACAATTCGGGCGCATCGGCAGGCGGTGGCGGCGCTGGCGGTCTTCTGACCAACACGGGCGGTTCGGCCATCAGCCTGACCGCCGGTTCCTATCCCATTGTAGTCGGGGTTGGCGGCGCTGGATCGACCGGCGCAGGCAACAGCGGCAGCGACTCCACCTTCAACGGCTTGACTGCTGTAGGTGGCGGTGGCGGTGGCGGTGGCGGGAGCGCAGGCAAGAACGGTGGGTCTGGCGGTGGCGGCGCTGGTAGCAGCACCACGGGGCCACGTGTCGCTGGGACCGGAACATCTGGACAGGGCTTTGCGGGCGCAGCCGGAACCTACACCAGCTCGACAACGCAGGTCGGCGGCGGTGGCGGCGGTGCATCGGCTGCTCCGACCACGCTCAACGGCGCGAATGGCATGCCCTATTCGTTCTCAGGAGCGTTTGTCACCTACGCGGGTGGCGGGGGCGCGTCTCGTCGTAACTCGGGCACTCTCAGCTATGGCACGGGTGGCACCGGGGGCGGCACGGCAGGCTCTAACAGTTCCACGCAAGGCACCAACGGCCTCGGCGGCGGTTCGGGGGCGACGTTCTCCACCACAGCTTCGACGGGCAAGGGCGGCGATGGCGTCGTCATGGTCCGCTATCCGGCCAGCTTCGTCCCTTCGGTCAACACGACCTTTGATGAAACGATCGGCGGCACCACCTACCGCTACCATATCTTTGTCAGCGACGGCACGTTCAGCCCCGCAAGCGACATTTCCGGCCTGGAATACATCCTTGTCGGTGGGGGTGGGTCTGGTGGCCGAAGCATCAACCCAGGCAATGGCGGCGGCGGCGGTGCGGGGGGCGTCCTCAACAACGTCGCCAGCCCGATCACCCTTCCCGCAGGGTCTTATCCAATCGTCATCGGTGTCGGCGGCGCAGCGACAACTGGCACCGCCACTGCTGTCGGCAACGTAGGCACCAGCACCACCTTCAACGGCCTGACGGCAGTCCGTGGCGGCGGCGGCGGCGCAAACAACCTTGCCGCTACAACTGGTGGTTCGGGCGGTGGCGGTGGCGGTGGCGCAACGACCAACGCTGGCGCTGCCGGAACTTCAGGACAGGGTAATAGCGGCGGCAGCGGTAACGGCACTTCAGGTTTTGGTGGTGGCGGTGGTGGTTCTGGTGGTGCTGGTGGCAATGGGACCACTGGCACTACTGGAACGGGTGGCACGGGTGGCATTCCGGCGACCTATGCCATCTACGATCTTCCCATCCCCTTTGGCGGTGGTGGTGGCGGCGGGGGTGCAACTCTAGCGAACAATGGGTATGGTCCCGGTGGCGGTTCGCGTGGTGCCTACGGAGCGAACTCTCTGGCCGCTGCGCCTAACTCGGGTGGTGGTTCTGGTGGTGTTGGCGTAGCCGGTGTCAACTACCAGTCTGGCAAAGGCGGCGATGGTATCGTCATCCTTCGCTACCCGATGACCCTGGTCACCAACGGGGCTGGCACGGGCGACTTCGATATCACCGGTTCGTCGCAAGGCGTCGTCCAAACCCTGGTCACCACCTCTGGCGAAGTCTCTGGATCTCTGGACCTGACCGGCGCGGCCGAAGGTACGGTCCAGGACAGTGTTCTCTTCGGGTCGGCATCCACGACTCTCGACCTCACCGGCGCTACCGAAGCGAAGGTGCTGATCAGTGGTGCTGCCTCTGGAGAACTCGGGCTCCCGGCGACTGCTGATGGGGACATCAATGTCATCGGCACGGCGGTCGCTGCGCTCGACCTGAACGGCGGCGCGGTCGGCTACGTTCCGATCACCGCGCAGGCGGAATCGACCCTTGATCTGACGGGTCATGCTGCAAGCTCCAGCATCCCGACCGCCGAAGCATCGTCCACGATCGAACTGACCGGCGCTGCCGAAGCGACGGTGCTTATCGCAGGCTCGGCTGAGGGCTCGATCGACCTGACCGGCGTTGCCTCGAGCGAAGTTCCGGTCCTGTTGAACGCAACCGGCTTTATCGACCTGACCGGCTCCGCAATCGCCAGCCTGATTGTTCAGGCTTCCGCTCAAGGTTCGATTGATCTCAGCGGCATCACCGAGGGTGTGGCAGCAGCCACGGGATCGTCCAGTGGGGCGATTGACCTGGTCGGTGATACAACCGGCATCGTGCGGATTGCTGGATCGGCCGAAGGCACGATCGACCTGATCGGGTTTGCATCGAGCGAAGTTCCGGTCGAATTGTCGGCCAGCGGGTCGATGGATCTGACTGGCTCCGCAAGCACCACCCTGATTGTTCAGGCTTCCGCTCAAGGTTCGATTGTGCTGGGCGGCACGGTCGAGGGTGTGGCAGCAGTCACAGGCTCGTCCAGTGGGACGGTCGACCTGAGCGGCGCTGCCGAAGCGACGATCCTGATCGCGGGTTCGGCCGACGGTTCGATCGACCTGACCGGCGTTGCCTCGAGTGAAGTTCCGGTCGAGCTGTCTGCCAGCGGGTCGATCGACCTGACCGGTGCAGCGACGGCCAGCCAGGTCATCCGTGGTTCGGCCGAAGGCTCGATCGCTCTGGGTGGTGCGGCTGATGTTGATCTGCCGATCACCGGAACTCTGGTCGCGGCGCTTGATCTGAACGGTGGCGCGGCGGCGCGTGTAACTGTTGCGGCCGTTGCAGCCTCGACCATTGACCTCACCGGCTCGAGCTCCGCGACCGCAAAGGCCACCGGGACCACCACTGGTTCGATCACGCTGGATGGCTCGGCCGAGGGCTTTGTCGCAACTTCCGGCCAGGCCCAGTCGATCCTCGCGTTCACCGGCGCGGTCACTGGCACGGTGAAGAACACTGGTCAGGCCTCGGGCGAACTGGGTCTCCCGGCGACCGCGGATGGTGACGTCAACATCGTCGGCGTTGCCGTCGCTGCCCTCGATCTGAATGGTGGTGCGGTAGCCACTGCCAAGGCCAGTGGTGCCGCCAGTTCGTCGCTCGACTTTGTCGCTGAAGCTACCGGACAGTTGAAGATCGTTGCCAGCACCTCCGGGAGCATGACCTTCGGCGGCGCGGCCGCAGGGGCCATCCAGGTTGAAGGCGACCTCTCTGGCTCCCTGTCGATCACGGGCGCAACGACTGGTCGCCTTCCGGTAAAGGTTGTCTCCACTGGTTCGATCTCCCTGATCGGCGAAACCTCTGGGAACGTGATCAAGTCCCAGCGCCGCGCCTCTGGTGAAGACAGCAAGAACGCGATCTCGTACAACATCGAGATCAACGCTGCTGAAGTCCTGGAACAGAAGAACAAGCCTTCGATCATCACACGAATGAATTTTGCAGTTGTTCTGGAACGTCGGCCCAATTCTGCTATTCTGCCGGAAAGCTGAAATCGGCAGGACCATATGTTCACCATCAAGCAGTATAATACTCTCCCTTTGCTGGAAGCGACCTTGCTCGACTCGGACAGCCAGCCGGTCGTCCTGACTGGTGCGACTGTGAGCTTCTCTATGCGCAGCCGGGACAACGACACGCTCGTGATCAAGGGCCAAGCCACGATCATCGACGCTCTCCAAGGCAAGGTGGCCTACCCCTGGGTTGCTGCAAACACCGTGGTCCCCGGTGCCTACTATGGTGAGTTCTCCGTCACCTATACAGGCGGTGGGATCGAGAGCTTCCCCAACTCGAACTACATCGAGATCCATGTAGTTCGATCTGCTGGCAACGCGCCGTAAAGTTTCCCTAGACTTGTTCCCAGCATAGCGGTTATTCTCGCCACAACTGAACCACAACGGACATCATGGCCAAGTACGATAACATAGACTTTACGCCGACTGACGCGATGGCCGCGGAAGCTAAGCGTGGTCTTGCTTGGCGCAAGGAGTTCAAGCGTGGGGGCACTGCTGTCGGGGTGGCTCGTGCCGCCCAGCTGCAACGCAAGGAAAAGCTGTCGCCCTCGACGGTGAAGCGCATGCACTCGTTCTTCTCTCGGCATGAAGTCGACAAGAAGGGTGATGGCTTCAGCAAGGGCCCGAACTTCCCGAGTGCTGGCCGGATCGCGTGGGCTTTGTGGGGTGGAGATGCTGGTCAGTCGTGGGCGCGTAAGAAGGTCGCCCAGATGAACCGTGCTGATGGAAAGAAGGCGGAAGCTGAGTTGAACCAGGTCGTGTCGATGGATTACTTCAAGCGCGAGAAGCGTTTCAGCAAGACGGTCGAAGTGACCGAAGAAATGCTGGCGCAGATCGAACGCGTGACGGGCACCGCCGTCGAGGCTTCGGACATTGTGGTCTTTGAGGCTTCGGTCGCCAACACCCGTCCGCTGAACAAGATGGGTTCCATCTTCAATCAGGGCCGCATCACTGAAGACACGCTGCGCCAGATGGCGGCTGCGTTGAACGCTGGCGAAGAGTCAGTCCCGCTGCACACCCTGCACATGCAGGGCGGCGAACTGCCGATCGGCAAAGTGTTCCAGGCAGAGGTTATCTCTGGCGCTGACGGTGACTCTGAACTCCGCGCGATGTTCTACATCCCGGCGTCTGAGGCCTCACTGGTCGAGAAGATCAACCTCGGCATCATCGACGAAGTGTCGGTTGGCCTCAAGTCGAAGCAGTTGCTTTGCTCGAAGTGTGGCTTTGACTACTTCTCTGCCGACGCAGGGTTCGAGCACCTCTACTCGATGACTTGCGACAACGGTCACACGGTCGGCGACGACGGCGCTCATGTGAAGCTGGCCGGTCTCGACAAGTGGATGGAGCTCTCGCTGGTTTCGCGCGGCGCGTCCAGCAAGCCCAAGATTCTCGGTCGGACCAAGCAAGTGCTCGGCCGTGAAACCTACGACCGCATTGCCGCAGACGGTCTTCCGCCGGAAGTGGTCGTTCTCTTCACCGCATCTGACGAGAAGGAAGCACCGATGCCGAACGATGGCACCCAGGTCTTCGATCCTCAGGCCGAGATCAGCGCATTGCGGGCCGAACTGGCCGAGATCAAGTCGCTGCTCATCGCCGATGAGGAAGACGAAGACGAAGACGAAGCTGAGGCCGAAGTGGCCGAAGCTGAAGACGAGGTTGTTGAACAGCCCGTCGTGGAAAATTCCGAGCAGGCTGATGAGGCCTTTGCTCTGAAAGCGGAACTCGACGCTGCCAAAGCCCGCATCGCGGAGCTTGAAGCATCGGCGGCTCCGAACAAGGAAGAAGTGACGATCGACGTTTCGGGTATCCCGGTCGGCGGCGTGGCTGCTTCTGCTGTCGAAGATGCCAAGATCACCGCGGTACGTCCCGGTCTCTCGGCGTTCAAAACCCCTAAGCGTTGAAAGGACTGAAAGATGGCAACTATTGGTGTTGGCGTCTCGCTCCGCGGGATCGAGCACGAAGAGTTCCACTATCCCTTCAACCTCGCAAGCGCCGTCACGGCGAATGATGTTGGCAAGCCGGTCGCTCTTGATACGACCGCAGCCAATACCGTGAAGGTCGCTGGTGATGGTGATGTGATCGTGGGCAAGCTGGCGACGTACGAAGATCGTGCGATCGAAGGCTACAAGATGGGTGCTGTGGCGCTCAAGGGCGGCTTCAAGTTCACCAAGAGCGGCACGATCGCTGTCGGTGACTCTGTTCAGGGCGCTGCTACCAGCGGTTCCGTGAAGAAGACCACCTCCGCTGACTACAGCCTGAATATGGTCGTCGAGTCGGGTTCCGACTACGTCGTCGTCGTGATGAAGTAAGGAACGCCAAAATGACGCGTGATCTCATCGACATCCAGCGCCGTCCCGTCGAGGACGTGCTGAAGGGTCTCACCGCTTCGCGCGGCGAGTCCGTTGAAGCTGGCCAGCGCCTGGTGCGTGACGCTGCCGAGGCTGGCCTCGGTCTGCGTGACTACCTGACCCTGGCGATCGACACCCGCTCGGGTGAAAATGCCAACCGCTTCGCCGAGCTCTCGGGCTACGAAGCGACCCTGGCCCACCTGAATCTGCCCTTCCGCAACGACTTCGAAGCCGGTGTCGTGCTGCAGGCTGCGTCGGAAACCTTCCAGAAGTTCCCTGGCACCCGTGCCATGTTCCCGGAAGTCATCGACGACATGCTGAAGTTCAAGAACCGTCAGGACCAGATCGAGTCCGTGGCCCCGATGCTGGCGCAGTCGCGCACCATCGCTGGCACCGAACTGATCTCGACCCTGGTCGAGGATGACTCCAGCGAACGCGACACCTTCTCGGTGCCGGAACTGGCTCGTATTCCCGTGCGGACCATCCGTACCTCGCAGACCACGGTCTCGATGTACAAGCATGGCTCGGCCTACCGCACCTCGTACGAGTTCAACCGTCGCGCCTCGCTCGACATCCTGACGCCCTACGCTGCCCGTGTGGCGCGTGAGCTCGAGATCTCGAAGGCGAAGGCCGCTGTGGCTGTGCTGATCAACGGTGACGGCGTCAACGGCGCTGCTGCGACCGCTGCTCTGTCGACCTACGGTGGTGACTTCACCTCTGGCAAGTCGCTGCAGCACAACTACAAGTCGCTGGCCAAGTTCCTGATGGAACGTGCGAAGAACGGCACCCCGGTCGACATGCTCGTGGGCAACTTCGACACCTATGTCGAACTGATGTTCATGTTCGCTCCGTCGAACTCGGCTGGCCTGAACCGCACTGAAATGGAAGCTCTGACCGCGGCCGGTGGCCCGATGCTGCAGCTTCCGATCATGGGCGGCGCTGTGCAGTTCGCGGTGTCCTCGGCTGTTCCGGCCAACAAGCTGATCGCCTTCACCAAGGCTGAGACGCTGGAAGAGCTGATCGAAGCTGGTTCCTCGATCTCCGAGAACGAGCGTTCGATCCTGAACCAGTCGATCACCTACGTTCGCACCGAAGTCACCGGCTACAAGCTGGCCTTCGGCGACACCCGTACGGTGCTGACGACCAACGCCTGATCCTAGATCAGATCGGTCAAACCGAGGGCCCACCCACCCACCGTGGGTGGGCCTTTCCCATAAGGAGCTAACCCCATGAAAGTTTTGGTCGAAACGACCTCCAACATCATGCTGCTTGACCCGAACACGGGCGATGCCATCGACGATGTTGTTCCCACCCTGACCGTCTGGACTGCCTTCCTCGAAGCCCGCACTGGCCTCGGCCAGGTGCGCGTCCTCCATCGCGGCTTCACCGAAGAAGCAACCAACGAGGAGTGGCTCGATTTTCTCAAGTCCTCGGACGGCAACCTCGATCTGGCGATCACATCCTTTGTGTCGACCTACGGTCTTCAGGACGCCCCCGGCACCAAGAAGCCTGCTGTCACTGTCGAGGTGAAGGTCGACGAGATCGCTCCGTCCAAACCCACCCGTAGGAAAGGGTAAGCCATGTGGTTCTTCGCTGGTGAGAACGTCACCATCAACTTCGACTTCAAGGTGGATGGCGAGTTCGTCGTCCCGACGTCGGCCAGCTACACGCTCCGCAACCACTCTGGCGTTGCGGTCGGTAGCGCGGTCAACCTCACCGGCCTGACCACTTCCGTGTCGATCCAGATCGCCGCTGTGAACAACGCTCTGGCAAACGGTGCGCTCTATGAGAACCGCTATGTGCTGGTGACGTTCATCTACAACGGCCGCAGCTACACGCTGGTCCAACCCTACAAGATCACCTCGTTCTCTCCGATCGCTGCGACCGCAGCTGATGTTCGGCGCTTGACCGGCCTGACCGAGAACGAACTGCCGGATGCAGAGATCGACATCATGTCGGCCTACTTTCAGCTGTTCGACAGCTTCGGAACGGACTTCTCCAGCCACCTGACGGCCACGACCTTCAAGAACCGGCAGGCGAATGAGGCCATTGCGCTGCAGGCTGCAATCGACGTTGCGTCCTCCTTCCCGCTGCGCGTCCCGGTCTCAGCCCGCAGTGAAGACTCGCAGTTCGCGCGGATCGCTGGGTTGGACTTCGCCGCGATGGAGCTCGAGCTTCGTCGTAAACTTCAACAGGCTTTGACTGCAGTTATCTCTGTTGAAGAGACGACGGTCGAAGTATTCTCCGTGGCAACCCCGACCGATCCTGTCACTGGAGCCTGATGATGCGACAACTCCGCGGCCAATTTCAAACTCTGTTTCGGACCCAAAGGGGAAACAAGTTCTTCGGTGAACTTGGACTTCCCAGCCAGTCGGCTTCGACCACAGACTTCCGGCCGCGGAGAACCATCACTGTTTCAAAACTGGCTATGGTTGACACAGGCGATGTTGTCTCGAGCGACCTGGGCAGCTACCTCCTAGCTTTGCAGGCAACATACTCGGAGACGCTCCAGTTCAAGTGCTTCGAAATCACCCACCGGATCAGCTGGTCCCGCAAGGTTGATCAGGTCGATCCGGTAACTGGTCTGGCCCGCGACAGCAGCATGCAGATCCTCGATCCATCCCTGTCAGTCGTGGTGGAATATGGTGGCATCGTCCAGAACATCGGCATCGAGACCGACCGCTACAACATCCTGACGGGCTCCGATGTGAAGGTCGGCGATCGCCTCGGTGCATGGATCGTGCAGAACCGGAAGGAAGCCCTCGGCCTCTATCTGCTTGAGGTCAGCTGATGGCAAAAACCAAACCTGGTGCAGCGTTCGATGCGATCATCGAGAAGTCGGAACGCATCTTTTACAATGCGACCTTTGATGCTTTGGATCGGATCACGGAGCAGAAGGTTCAGAACGTCCGACTTGCTGCCCGCAAGATGGGCCGAGAGTTCTTTCGCACCCTGGCCAAAGACTACATGCGCGTTCCTGCCCCCGGTGCCTTCGGATGGGCTGACCTGAGTCCAAACTGGGACAAGCGGAAGCGCAACCGCAACCGTTATGCCTTCCGCAAGATCTACTACGGTATCAGCCCGAACCTTGGTCTCGGCCCTCATCTTCGTGATGAAATCTCAAAGAAGAACGCAAACGTCTTGTTTGGTTCACCGAAGATCAAGGTAAAAGCGGCCAGCGACATGACTGGCGTTGAGGGCAAGATCGTGCCGGTTGAGAGCCTCCCTGGTCGATTCCAATTCGCCGCCGGTTCTACGCGGCGGATGGATGACGGCACGATCAAGAAGATCGGCGGTCGCTTCGTGACACCGAGTGCCCGCGTCACTGTCGAGCTCTTCCCCCGTGTCCTCAACCTCACAGCGCCTGAGATCTTCGACGCGATGCGTCGGCGGTCGCGCGACCTTGGTCCGATGAGCGGTGGTGGTGGCGACGACGACGAGGAAGGTGGTGAGGGAGCCGGTCGCGGTAACTGGATTCAGAGACTGGCCGGTAACGAGTTCGGTACTGCCCTTGGCGGCAATGTTCCGGCTCGACCGCTTCTCGCGCCGTTCATGAAATGGTGGCTGCAGAACACCGGCTTTACCCGTATCAGAGAGGCTCTACAATGAACGAATACCGGGATTCCCGTGCGTCCTTGATCCGTTTCTGCCGCGACTTCGCGGACGAAATGGTTGGGCGCGGGATCGAGATGGATGTGATCGACTTCGACACGGCGGGTGAACCGCAGACCTGGTCGAAGAAGGATGTGATTGGGATTGGTGAGTTCACCTTCACCCTGAACGACGGCAACATCGAGATCGACGTCGCTCTTGGGCTGTCGACTGTGGAAGACACCAATAACTTCCGACTGGCAGACCTGACCAACATGCTCGTCAACAAACTGGTCCCCGGCATGCGGATTAAGCTGTTGAATGCGTCGAGCGGTCAGACGAGAGGCTTCCTGGCGATCACGAATGGGACGCGCGTTGCTGCACCCTTTCCGTCGACCACCAGGACTGTGCAGCCGATCATGATCAGCCTGATCTCTGACCAGACCTTGCGATAGAAATATCCTGAGCAACATGCTCGTCGATCGCCGTCTCCAAGATGTGGATGATCTCTGCATTCTTGGTGCGGCGGCTGATTGCGGCCCGTGCCTCGATCTGATCATGTAGATCCACAGGGATACGGATCGTGAAGGCTTTCATCTTCTTCATGAGAAGCTCCTTGGGTTAAACTGGTGCTTCCTTATACCAAAGAAAACCTTTGGCGCACAGTAGGTTTGTGGTTATAGTCACCGCACACAGGAAAGCAAACCCTGAAAGGAGCTTTTGAATATGGCTGGCGAGGCAAAAACCAACTCGTTCATGCTGGGTTCGGCAACCGTGATGATTGGCCCGCAGGCCGACCTGTTCACGCTGGCCCCTTCGACCCACGCAATCGGTCTCGTGAAGAACTTCACGGTCTCGAACGAACCCCAGTACACGGACCTGACCCAGGGCGTGAAGAACACCATCGTTTACTCGGTGATGACCGGCAACCGCGTCCGCGCGCAGATGGAAGTGTATGAATACACTTCGAAAAACATCGCTTACGCACTCGGCCTGAACGGTTCCTCGCTGACCGCGATCTCGGCGTCGACCACGACCTCGGCTGCGACCGCTGCTGCCGCGACCTCGATCACCGTCACCTCGCCGACCGGTCTGACCCAGGGCACCTGGATCTCGATCCAGGAAGGCACTGACGACAAGATCTTCTATCGCAAGATCAATGCTGTCTCGACCAACACCTTGACGCTGAACGCCGCCCTGCCGGTGGCCCTGGCATCGGGTGCTACGGTTCAGAAGGTCAACGTGATCGACGTCGGCTCCAAGGAAGATATGCCCTACCTGTCGGCCAAGATCGTTGGTTCGCTGGCTGATGGCACCGAAGTCGGCCTGCTGATCCCGAAGATCCGCGTCACCGCTGGCTTCACGCTGGGCTTCACCACGGACAACTTCGGCAACTTGCCGATGGAGTTCACTTGCTACGACCTGACTTCGGAAGACGCGAACTACGCGGAGTTCGGCGGCGTCCAGGCGAAGCTGTTCACGCCGAAGTAAGGCACCAAGAATAACCTTGCTGAACCTCGCCCCGTGAAGTAAATTCACGGGGCGATTTCTTTTTCAAGGGGAGCCAAATGGCTGATACTTTCGACATCGTCGTCAACGGATCTGAGAAGCAGATCAAGATGAGCTTCGGCCTTCTGAACATTCTTTGCCGAGCAGTTGGTAACGTCGATGCAGCGGCATCGGTGAACTTCGATCCGATCCTGCGTCACGCATTCCTTGTGGAGATGCTTTCTGATCGGGATGCAAAGGGCAAGATCAAGGAAGCGATCGACCTCGACACGCTCGACCTCGACATCGACGCGGCCGGTGATCTGATCGCGTGGGCTGGAGACCACGTTCTGGATTTTTTCTTGAAGGGTCTGGAGAAGACAAAGGCCCTGCAGGAACGTCATCAGGGTCGGATCAAAGCCTTGATGCCTTCTCAGGCTGGTTCGGGCAACTGACATTTGAGGACGCTGTCTGCCTAGTGTTTGACAGCGTCCCGTCAGATCTCGTCGAGATTTACTGGCGCTGCTCGATCAAAGATATTAGAGTGAAGCTGCGCCTATACTTGGGGCATCAGCAAGCTTTGATCGTTCAAAACTTCCAGTCGATGGCGACTATTGTCAGCCAAGCGTTCGGCGGGAAGAAAAAAGACAAGCCTGTTGAGCCACAATCGGCGGCGGAACTGGAACTCGCCTTCAGGAGCGTCTTCGGATAATGGTACAGAAGCAGGTTCAACAGGTCGACATTCTGGTCACTCAGAACTCGGTCGACGCAGCGAAGAGGCTGACCGATCAGTTCGCCGCTCAGAAGGACATGGTCAATGCCCTTCTGAACAGCCTGAAACTTGTCGACACGCAGTTGAAGGCGCTGAAATCGGCGCAGATTGCCAAAACCCCCGGTTACACTCAGGGGGCTGCAGCTTCTCAAGAGACCCAGGTCCAGAAGACTGCAATCTCGGCCGACGCGAAGCGCATCCAGGCCTACAAGGATTTGCTGAAACTCGATCAGGAGCGCGGTGCGCTCCTGATGTCGCAGAGCAAGATGCTCGACGAAGAGGGTAAGCGGGTCAAGAAGATCAATGACCTCGAGCAGCTGGGCCTCAACCTCCGTGCGGCGCAGTTCCGAGCCAAGGACGCCCAGCTGCGGCAGGACGATCAGGCTCAGAGGAAGGCTGAACAGCTGGTTCGCATCTTCCAGATGCGAATTGAAAAGATCAACGCTGAGGCGAAGGCACGGGAAGCAGCGGACAAGCGCCAGCGGGATGGCCTTGCGGCTATGGACCGAATGGCGGCTCAGATCGACACCGGTCAGCGGCAGCGTGAAAAGCAGCGTCAGACCGAAGCGATGGCCGCACTGCGGCGCATGAACCAGGAGATCGAGAGCGGTCTTCGGGAACGTGAGCGCCGTGAGCGCATGGTCGCTGAGGCTGCGCGTCGTGCTCTTGAAGACCGCATCAAGCAGCAGCAGCGGGCCAACGCTCTTGAAGAAAAGCGCGCGATGCAGCCGTTCACTGATCGGGCGAACGCTCAGCGTTCGCGCGAGATGTCGGAACAGCGTCTGTTTGGCGACGGCGGGGCCAGCTTGCTCCGCATTCAGGCCAACCTCATGGCCAACTACATGCTGGTCAATCAGGTCACCAGTGCGTTCTCGAACGCCGTGACGGCCAGTGTTGAGTTCGACAAGAGCCTTCGGGATCTGCAGGCCATCGTGAAGATCACTGATGGTGGGATGGAAAGCCTGAGAAGCACCATCATCTCGGCTTCAGATGCCAGCCGGTTCACTGCGAACGAAGTCACCCAGGCCGCTATCGTTCTCGGCCAGGCGGGCTTCTCGAACGCTGAGATCCGTCAGTCTGTTTCCGCTGTGTCCCAACTGGCCACTGCGACCGGGACTGAGCTGACCCGTGCTGTGGATGTGGCGACCTCGGTCATCGGCATCTTCAACCTCGAAGCGTCCCGCATGCAGACGGTGGCAAACACCCTGACGCAGGCGGTGAACTCCTCGAAGCTGGACATCGAGAAGCTGACCCTCGGTCTGCAGTATGCCGGTAACACCGCCTACGACGCTGGTGTCTCCTTCGAAGAACTGACTGCCGGTCTCGGCGCGATGGCCAACGCCGGTATCCGGTCGGGCTCCACGCTCGGCACTGGTATGCGCCAAATTCTGGTCTCGCTGGAGAAGCCCTCCGAGACCTTTGAGCGCAATCTGCACAAGCTGGGTCTGACGACCTACGATGTGGACCTCAAGACCAAGGGGCTCTACGGCGTCATGAAGACCCTGCGCGAAGCAGGGTTCAGCGCCGGTGATGCCATCGAGTCGTTCGAAGTCCGCTCGGCTGCGGCCTTCATCGCGCTGTCCAACAACCTCCCGCTGATGGAGACGATGCAGCAGAGCTTCTATGGCTCGGTCGCTGCTTCGCAGGCACAGGAAACGCAGATGCGTTCTCTGGCTGGTCAGTCGGAACGCCTGAATGGTGTTCTCTCGAGCCTTGCCTACGAAGCCTTCGAGCCGATGCTGTATCTGCTGCGGGATGCGGCCAAGTCCACCAGTGATTTCTTGGTTACCCTGCGTGAGAGCGGTGATTCGCTGCGGATGTTCGGCACGATCATGGCCGCTACCGTTGGGAGCGCCGCTCTCTACACCACCGTGAACCGCCTGTTCGGCCTGTTCGGCCTGCTGCCTTCTCAGCTGATGCTGACGCAGGGGGCGACTGTCGCCCTCGGGGCCAGCATGCAGAGAAACCTGGCCTTCGGCACGGTGGCAATGTCGAGCAACCTTCTGGTCGCTTCGTTGCAGAACATGGTCGTCACCTTCAAGTCGCTGCCGACGCTGTTCGCCGTGGCCTCAATGGGGAGCGGTACTTTCACAGCCTCTCTGGTGACCGCACGGGCTGCTGTCGGGGCTCTTGCAAGTGCCTTCGCCGCATGGCTCCCCATCCTGGCCGCGGTCGGCTTTGGTCTCTACACCGCAGTCCAAGCGTTCTCCTCTTACGAGACTGAGCAGCAGCGGGCAAACAACGCTGTCGACATGTGGCGCACCAAACTCGACAACTCGAGGGGTGCTGTTGAGAGCTATCGGGCGAAAATCAAGGAAGTCGAAGATCGCATCCAGAGCCTGAGCAACCGCAGCAAGGAACTGACCCGCAATCAAGATATGCTGAAGAGCGAGATCGCTCAGGTGCGGTCTCAGTTCGCCGGTATGGATTCTGCGATCGACGGTACGGAAACCAGCGTGGACTCGCTGATCGGTAAACTGCAGGCTCTTTGGGCCCAGCTGCAGCAGCAGTACATCCTCAAGATTGGGGTCCAGATCTCCAACCTGAACGGCTTGATGACCGCTCTGAACCTTCAGGGCATGGACATCGGCAACCGGATGTCGGCCGCACAGTTCGACGGTCAGAGCAAAGATACGGAACTGGAAGCTGCTTATGCCGCAGTTGTGCGGAGCCGCGGAACCGATGGCTTCAACGACGCGCGGGCTAAGTTTGATGCTTTGATTGCCACTCGTCAGACTGAGCTCGAGAATAAGGACTACATGAGCCTTTCGGCTCCTGCAGACACCAGTGGTTATCAAGACCCGATGGGTGCGCCGAGCTCGGCCCCTGATCCGCGTGTCGATCGCCGCACCTTCCTCGAAGAAAGCCTGCGTCGTGCAACGAGCCTGACCGGTCTCGTCAACGAGATGGGCACTCTGGAAGCGAACAAGCTCGACGTTCAGTCGCAGATGTCTCAGGCTGAAATCGAGCAGATGGATGCTACCTCGCGTAGCACTCTGGCCCCGGTTGACGCACAGCGTCGGACCATTGAGGGCCAGGTGCGTGAGCGTCTGTCGATGATCGAAAAGCTCTACGCAGGCGATCCCATTGCGAAGTACAAGGCTACCGAAGCCCTGGCCGCGCAGTACTTGCCCATGATCCAAGGCGTCGAGGCTCAGATCAACAGCCGCAACGGCCAGGATCTGACGGACAACGTCGCCCGTGAGCAGCTTGGCAAATGGAACGAAGTCAAGGGCATGCTGACCGGTGCCTCGGCTGACGCATTCCAGAACTACGACAAAGAGCAGAACTCGATCGAGGACAGCCAGGCTCGGACCTCCAACGTCGTCTATCAAGGCGTCCTGGAGAAAGCTCGCCGGTCGAACACCGTCGCAGAGGCTGGTACGAACTACGCCGAAGCGCAGCGCCAGGCTCAGATGCTGCTCGACCAGCAGAATGCCGCAATCAACACGGGCCTTCGCAAGGATGATAAGGGTAACCTGATCGACACGACCGAGAGCCGTGCTGCTCGTCGGGATGCTCAGAACATGTTCGATGAGCGCCTGCGCGACATCGAGCGTGAGCGCCAGAACACGGTCGAAGGCATCGAAAGCGGCACTGGTGGTCAGACGGCGATTGCCCGCGCGAACTTCGATCGCCAGATCGACGATCTGCGGACCTCGGACACCAACATCCAGAACAAGTTCGAGAACGGTGAAGTGCGTCGTTCCGACGCCGCAGCCGGTATGGCTTCGAACATGCAGTCGGCCGAGCAGCTGCTGACCAATATCTCGGCCGAGCGTCAGCGGCTCGAAGCCAAGGGATCGCTGAGCGCCGAGGAACAGGCACAGTTCCGCTACCTCGCTGGCGCTGAGAACACGCTGCGGGACTACGTCCGCACTCGTGGTAGCGAAATCAACAGCTTCCTGAATGATCAGGAAGCTGGTGTTGATACGGCCGCGGATCGGGCCTTCAGCGCGAACATGTCTGGTTTGCAGAACCGGGTTGAAGAGACGCGCATCGCTGCGCGACTGAAAGAGATCGACGAGAAGGAAGCCAAGGCCCGATACGCCAGAATCCAGTCTGATGCTCAGACGCAACTGACTGGTGTTCAAGGTCGCATCAAGCCGATCCAAGCCAAGCTCGACGCCAACATGCCGCTGACCCCGGCTGAGGAACGTGCTTACGGGCAGGGTGTGCGTGAAGAAAAGCGCCTGCGGTCCTTCCTCAGCGACAACCTGTCGAACGTCGAAGGTGCGTCGGGCGGCTCTGGCGGCGGCGGCGCTGGTTCGGCCGATGCTGGCGCTGGTCGTGACTTCAACCTGATGATGGACCAATTCAAGACTGGCATGACCGACGCCGGTCAGGATCTGAAATACAACGACGCGACGGGCCCCGAAGCTGTCGCTCGGATGGAAGAGATCGTCGCGAAGGCTAAGGAAGAGCTCGAGGCCCGCCGTCAGCTGATGGCCACCCAGAAGGAAGGCTCGGCCGAATACAATCGTCTGAAGAGCGAAGAGCGCACCCTGCTCGGCTTCATCCGCGAGGAAGAGGCTGGCATCCGCAAGATCAAGGAAGAGCAGGGCCTGTCCCAGATCAACCTTCTGAACAGCGTGAAGGCTTGGGCGGCAGAAAACCTGAACATCAGCAAGGGGCTCGAGGAAGGTTTCCTCGGCGTCCTTGGCTCGATGAAGAACGGTCTGTCCACCCTATTCTCTGATCTGATGAGCGGCACCAAGTCTGCAAAGGAAGCCTTCCGTGACTTCGCCATGTCGGTGGTCGAGTCGATCCAGAACGTGATCGCCGAGATGATGGCGATGTACATCATGAAGAAGATCCTCGGCATCTTCGGCATGACGATGACGGGCGGCGGCGCTGAGATTGTGCCGATCACGACGATGATGGGTGGGGCTGTCCGCAAGGCTGGCGGTGGTGAAGTCACCGGCAACGTGGCCCGCGACAGCAAGCTCCACATGTTGATGCCTGGTGAGTACGTCCTGCGGAAGAAGGCCGTCGACATGATTGGCCTGGAGACGCTGAACGCCATGAACTCGATGGGCAACCGTGCGATGGCCACTGGTGGGCACGTCGGTGTCGCGAACCAGAAGAAGGGCCCGCTCGGCCAGACCAACGTCTATGTGGTCGCCCCCGAACAGCAGCCGGTCCCCGGCCCGTCCGACATCATCGCCGTGATCAACGACGACATCGCTCGGAATGGAACCACCAAGAAACTGATCAAGTCCGTTGCGATGGGATACTGACGATGGCCACCTTTCCCGCCACCTACTTCACGGTGCAGACGAAGTATCCCCAGTCGGGCTCTCGGGTCCAGCTGGGGAACAGCTACCTCTACACCGCTCCACCCCTGGCTCCCGATCAGCGGATCTTCAATGTGAAGCTGCAGGGCATGACCTACTTCGTCAACACCAATGGGACGATCAACACGACGCTCCAGCTTGGTCGCAACATGGCGGTCTTTGAGCAGTTCTATCTGGACCACAAACTCTACCTGACCTTCCAGTTCACCCACCCGGTCTACGGCACGGTGAACTGCAAGTTCAACCAGCCGCTCCAAATCCCCGAAGGCATCGAGGGCGGCTCTGGCATGCTCCCCGCCTTCGAAGTCGAACTGGTTGAAATCCCATGAGAACTGATCTCCCCTCTGGCATGAAGTCGAGCGCACAGGAACTGTCTCCTGATGCGATCGTCAGTCTCTTCAAGCTGGTCCTGAACAACACCAGCACCGAGATCTATTTCACACCCCACAAGGAAGTGACTTGGCTCGGCAACGTCTATTCCGAGATCCCCTGCACGATGGCGCAGATGGAGCAGGACGCGCAGGGTCGCGCCAACCGGCCCAAGTTCACCTTCGCCAACCCCGGAGGCATCTTCACCTCATCCATTCAGCAGGGGTTGATCGACAACGCTGCGCTGACGCGCTTCCGCATTTTGAAGGCTGATCTGGATGCCAACATCAACGCGAAGGTCACAGAGAAGTTCTTTGTCAGCAAAGTGGTGATGGTCAACAAAGACATGGTCAGTGTTGAGTTGCGCGACGTCTTCGATGGGCATATGTTCAAGCTACCGGCCCGCTCCTATTACCCGCCCGAGTTCCCCCATGTCTCGCTATACTGACCTCATCGGTCTTCCCTACATCGACGGAAAGCAGGATTGCTATTCGATCGTTCGCCGCTACTTTGCGGAGAATTACGACCTCAATCTCCGCAACTACGCGCGACCCAGTCGCTTCTGGGAAGACGACCAGCTGGACCTCTACAAGATGTTCAAGCTGGAAGGCGCGAAGCCAGTGCTGGACGATACGATCGAGCTCGGCGACGTGCTGCTGATGCCGCTCTTCACACCCTTTGCTACCCACGCCTGCATCGTGGTCGGCGACAACCTGATCCTGCATCACCCACCTGGACGCCTCAGCTGCGTCGAACCGATGCGACCCAAGTGGACCAACCGGGCCAATGTCGTGGTGCGTCATCCGGTCGTCACCGCGGCGAACGCCAAGAAGCCTGTCGAAAAGCTACATCTACATGAGATCATCAATGCTCAAGTACTCCAGTCTCCTGAATTTCAAGCAGCAGCTAAACGGGTTCTGGAGTCCGGGAGATGAACGGTGCGGTGTGATCACCGCGAACCTCGAGATAGTCGAGGTTCCGAACCGTTCCAAAAATCCTGAATACACCTTTGCCTTCGATGAGGAAGTTCTCGAAGATGGGCCGGTAGCAACCTGGCACACGCACCCTGCAACGCCTGCCAATCTGTCCATCGAGGACTACCGGTTTTTCCAGTGCTGGCCTGCGATGCTCCATTTCATTATTGGTGCTGATGAAGTAAGGTGCTATCAGGTTCACAATGGGATCGTCTTCTGTGTCGATGATGAAGCGGATTATACTCCACGGGCATCTGAAGAAGCTGTATGACAAACCGATCGAGGTCGAGGCCTCGTCGGTTGCTGAAGCTCTGCGCTTCCTTGAACAAATCCCTGAGCTGAAGCCCGAAAATGGTCAACCTTGGCCGGTGACTGTCCGCGGCATCGACAGCCAGCTGAAGCTGTTTGCCGAAACCGATCTGGAAGAGATCCACGTTTACCCACGCACTGGTGGTGCAGGCGGCAAGAACGGGATCATGCAAATCATCATCGGCATCACTCTGATCGCCCTGGCTATTGTTTTCCCGGCCGGTTTGACCATCGCTGGCGTCACCATCCAATCCGGGATGCTGATGTTGAGCGGTGCGATGATGGTGCTGGGCGGTATCGTACAGATGCTGATGCCCGTTCCTGAAACGGACAGCACCGAAGGCTCGATGTATCTCGGCGCGGGTGTGAACACCGTGAAGATCGGGACGCGCATCCCGATCCTCTATGGCACCCGCAAGATCGGTGGTCACTACCTGTCATTCGATGTGGACGCCAAGGATATCGCTCTCGAAGGCGACCCGAACGAAGCCGCTGAAGGCAAGCCGAACTATTACCGGTACGACCTTCAATACACCCCGCCCGTGAGCGCCGGCACCGGTCAGATGTGGTTGGCTCCCTATCGACCGATCTACGCCAGCCCGATTCCCTCTTCTACAAACATCCCGAGTCAAGCATGAACAAAATCCTTACCGGTGCTGGTGGTGGTGGTGGTGGCTCCCCGACGATCGTCAGCGACAGCCTGCGGTCTCAGGACAGCATCGAGTTCATCATGGGCATCTGCGAGGGCCCCATCGCTGGCCTGGTTGATGGTCCCAAGTCTTTCTACTTGAACGACACCCCACTCGTATCTGCCACTGGTGAGAACAACTTCGAGAGCTTCGAACTTCACGCTTATCATGGGGCCGCTGAACCGACACGTATCACCCCCAAGCTCGGTGGGACGGCAACGAATATCCAGGTCGGTGTCCAGCTTGCCCAATACGTCCCGGTCATCCGCACGACCCCTCAAAACCAGCGGGGGCTGATTGACCGGCTTGAGGTCCGCATCATTATCAACCAGCTGCTCAAGACGAACAGTGGTGGTGACCAGCTGGAACACACGGCTGAGTTCAAAATCCAGTACAAGCGGGCAGACGAGACCAACTGGCGACCTTTTACATGGAATCCGTTCAACCCTACTGGTGCTGATGGAGTGGTGAAGGTCACCGGTAAGACGGGTTCGACCTACGTCAAAGAATACGTACGGAGCATCCCACTGGCCGACCGGTCCTATACGGGCGACTGGGACATCTATGTCGAGAAGCTGAATGATGAAATCAACGATGAGCTTTTCGTAAAGGCCACGTTTGAGAGCTTCCAGTGTGTGTCGACTAGCACGAAGCTGCAGTTCCCCAACCTGGTCTGTGTCCGCGGTTTGGGAGCATCGAGCAACCAGTTCTCGTCCATTCCGACGTTCAGCGGCATCTACGCCGGGAAGATCATCCGTATCCCCAGCAACTACAGCCCGATCACTCGGGTTTATGATGGCTTGTGGGATGGCACTTTCCAATGGGGCTACAGCGACAACCCCGCGTGGTGTCTCTATGATATGATCCTCGATGGGAACTACGGGTTCAGGGCCCACTACCCGGAGATCATGGTCGACCGCTGGTCGTTCTACGAAGCGGCCCAGTGGTGTGATGTTCTCGTTCCGCGACGTGGCTCCTTCGGCTACCAGCCGCGCTATACCTATCACGATCTGATCGACCAACCTCGCCCCGGCATTGAAGCCGCGCAGTATGTGGCCTCGATCTTCGGCGGCATCATCACCACCGACCTCAATGGTTCGGTGCGGCTGAAGCTCGACAAGCCTGGTAACCCGGTCCAAATCTTCGGGCCCGAGTCGGTGACGATCGAAGGCTTCCAGTATCAGTTCGCCGACGTCTCTTCGCGCGCGAACGACTATCTGGTGACCTTCATCAACCCGGAGCTCAAGTGGAACCAGGATGTTCGTCAGGTCAAAGTCGACTCCTACATCGCGAAGAACGGCCGCATTCCGATGGACTTTGTCGCGGTCGGTTGCATCGACCCGTTCGAAGCACAGCGTCGTGCGCTGCTGCGCCTGATCTCGTCGAACACCGAAGTCACGACCGTGACGTTCTCGACCACGCGCCCCGGCATCCTGCTCGAGCCTTTTGACATCATCGGCATCACCGACCCCTAC